CGGCCTCGGAGTAAATTCCTGCATCGTGCCCTCGCGCAATGTGATTTATCAACTATCACATGATTTTAGCACGAAAAAGAAAAGGCGGCACTATGGCCGCCTTCCGATTGTGATACGCTCTCACTCCCCGGTGAATTCGTCAGGGAAGATCACCACGCAGTCCTCCTTCGGAAAATAATCGTTGAAGCCGCTCTGCAGGGCGTTCCTTGCCTGGCTCATGGCGGCGTCAAGGAGCCTTGCGGTGTCCTCATCTGCGGCCTTGAGAAACTCGCACTGCTTCTCAGTCAGGCGGCGGGCACCCAGCTCTGCATAAATCCTCCTGCCCTCCCCCGCCCCGAAGACGTGCTTAAGGGCGTCAAGCAGATCCTGCCGCTGGATCAGGATGTAGTCTCCGGTCTTGCCATGCCGGGGAGCGTCATTGCCCTCCATGTAGCGGCATCCGATGCTGTCGAGGAGGCCGCGGATAAGCGGCTTGTTGTCGGTGATGCGCGTCCACTTCCTGCTCCCGCTCACGATAAAGGTATGAACGCGGATCTCATTGCCGTTCCTGCTGTCGTTGACAAAAACGTGCTCCTTGGTATGTACGTTCACATGGCCGTCCTTCTTAAGGCATACCTTTGCGAATTCAGTCTCAGCAGCGTTAATCTTTTTCATAGTGTTTCCCCTCGCTTTTTATCGGCGCCCTCGCGCCCCTCACAGACAGTCTACTCTTTTGTTTAAGACGTTGCAAGAGATTTTTAACACTTTTTTGTGCATCTATTCTGTTTTGTGATTTTGCTCACGTTTTGCATTCTCAAAAAGCGCAGAAAGGGCGCTGTCTATGCTTTCTGCGCTGTCGCAGACAAAGACGACGCAACCGCACTGCCTTAGGACCCGCTGCTCCCGCACCTGCAGAGGCCGCGAGGCCTTGCCGGGCGCCTTTAGCTCTACCCAGGCGTGGCACTGCGGTGCCGGAAAGGCTATGAGCCAGTCCGGAGCGCCCGCTATGCCGCTCCATGTGCACTTGCGGCAGATGCCGCCGAGGTCTTTCACGCGGCGCTTGAGATATTGTGTGTTTATTCCTTCGGGTGTCATATAGCAAAAAGGCGGCTTGCGCCGCCTTCCTCAAGAATGAAGAGATGGTATTTAGAACGGCACATCCTCGCCGTTCAGATCATCTGCCGCGGGCGCAGGCTCGTAGCCCTGCTGAGGCGCGGGAGCGGCGCCGCGGGCGTAAGCGCCCGGGGCAGGTGCCATCGGTGCGGCCGCAGGGCGCGGTGCGTTATAGCCCTGCGGTGCGCCATAGCCCTGCGGGGCGCCGTAGCCCTGCCGGGGCTCGGAGCCGTAGCGGGCGCCTGCGGGCGCGCCATAGCCCTGCTGAGGAGCCGGAGTCATCGGCGCCGGCTCGGGCTTGAACTCGCTTGAGGCTGCGGCGCTCTGGCTCTCGTCAGGGTAGTCCGAGGCGGAAAGGCTCACGCCGCCGAACGGCTTGTCATAAGCTTTGAACTGAATGCCGAGGAGCATCGCGGCAATGCCGCGCTTGATAATGGCGCCGGTAGCCGACTTTGGCTCATAGCTGTACACCTCGACAAAGGCGTTTACGTGATACCCTCCACGGAAGCGATCCTGGATAGTAGCAGGATCCGTGATCATGATCTGCGGGTTGCTATCCCGGAGGTCGGGACGCATCTTGGAACGCGCGGTGAGGTAGAGATTGCCCTTGTAGCCCGCAGGAGGATTCTCACGATCATCGCCCTTCTTGACCGGGCTGTTGGTCAGCAGGATCTTGTCGGCGGCATTTCCAAACGCGCGGCGCGCGATATCCTGCACCGCGGCGGTCAGGTTGTGAGCGGCACCGCTGTCAGGAGCCATCAGGAAAGTTGCATCATACTTCGGATCTCCTCCCTGCAGGCCGGCGCGCGGCTCGACAAGGGAGGGGTAGCTGATACGTACATCAGGGAGGAATACCTTAACTTTTTCCATACTTAACCTCGATAAACGATTAAAAACATAATTCGCGTTAATTCGCGTTTATAAACCCATAAAAACCGTTAAAACCGTATTTCCTGCTTTTAGCCTCCTTTGCTCTCGTCCGGGTAATCCCCGGCGGTAAGCCCTGACGCCGATGCGGCCTCGCGCCTGTCGGCGTCCTCAGCCAGTGTCAGGGCGCCTTCCGTCCTTGTAACGCCGGCTCTGATAGAGGCGGCCTGCTCGTCCGTGAGCGTCCTGCATAGCTTATCACACTGCGCCGGAGAGACAAGCTTTTTCACAAAAATTTGTGCGTCAGTTAACCCTGCGGCTTTCATAGCCGCCTCGGTCTGCTTTTCGTCTTTCCACTTCCGCATGCTGCGCCCGCGAACCAGCTTCCATCCCGGAATAGCGTGTCCTGTCCTGATATCCTCCTGGGCGCGCTCCCTCAGCGCCTTTATCCATGCCTCGATGGCGGGCAGGCGCGAGAGGCAGTCGGACACCTCGTCAGGCGTAAGCGCCTCCGCATCGCGATTGCCTGCGGCAGTCTCTATTACGTGATTGGCAAGAGAACGGCAGGCATGGCGGCAGCGGCAGAACCGGCACTGCTCGTTTCCGGGCATGAAGCGCAGTCCGGTGCCTTCATGCAGCTCCCTCAAAGCCTCGGCGGCGGCGGGCTTCATCGCGTCAGTCAGGCGGTAAAGATCCTCAATGCTGATTGTCCAGGCCTCCAGCCATTTAAGCGGCGGCTGTACGATAGTCATGCGCACCTGCCTGATGCCGTAAGCCTTAAACTCCTCTGCGGCGGCGCGCGCGTAAATCAGCAGCTGCAGATTGCCGATAGCTTTCACCCAGACACCTCTCCCGGTCTTGAGATCTACTATCTCAAGCGCGCCATCCTGCACTATCACCGCGTCCGAGGTGCCGAAGCACTCGGGCGCGAGCCACGAGCAGTCAAGATGGTGCTCCACCGCAAAGGCGGCGGCGCCGTCAGCCGCCTGCAGCACATACTCGGTGTAGGGCTTCACCTCCGCGGCAATCTCATCAAAATCCGGCGTTATGCCCTCAGCGCCCTCCGGCGCCCTGTAAGGCTCCCCGGTCAATACGCTCTCGGCCACCGCATGCGCAATGGAGCCTTCAAGCGCATAGGGGCTGGTCTCCTCCGGCATGGAGGCCGTCATGGCCACCGACGCCGGGCATTTGAGCCACCTCGCGGCGGCGCTCGGTGAAAGAAGGGCGTGCGCTTTAGGTGCCATTATGCCGCCTCCCTGATAGCCTTAACGTCGTGCTCAACCCTGCCGTCAATCTCGGCGGCTACCTCGCCCCAGGCGGCAAAGGAGCGCTGAACAATCTTTTCAGCCACCTCGCGGCACCAGTCGTTCAGGCGCCCGGCGCCGTCGGCTTTTCCGTAGTAGTAGTCGCTCATGCGCTCATCATCAAGTCCGGCCTTGCGCAGTGCGGCGCGAAGCGCGTCTGATGCAAAAGCAAAGAGCGCCATGCTCAGCGCGCCGGTGTCGTCTCTCTGGTACCAATGGAGGCGCTTCATCTTAGCGTAGATGGCACGCGGCAGGAAGCCGCGCAGGTAAGTCTCGTTGGTCTCTGTATCTTTCATAATCTTTCCCCCGGTAAAATGCCCCGGCGTGCCGGGGCGCGTGCGTGTCAGTGTGTCAGTCAGCCTTTGCGATGCTGCGTGCGGTGCTCCACTCGGAGCCGCGATGAACCTTGAAGAGCAGGTCGTCGTGCATGTCCATCGAAGCCCGGTTCTCCTTGAACCACTCTTCGGTCTCGTCTGCGAGATCCTCGACATCGCGGCCGTCGTCTTCCTGGTCAACCCAGTCGATAACCTCCGGCACCGGCAGGCGGCGCCCGTTAATGCTTACTACCTCAATCCATGCGTGTTCCATAATCTTTTCCCTCGGTTACCGGCGCCCTCGCGCCCTTGAGGTCAGTTTACTCTTTTGAGAAAGACATTACAAGAGATTTTTAACACTTTTTTGTGCGTTTATCCCAAAATGTGATATCAGTCATAAAATTTGACGATCCTGCCAGCTTTGTCGCGCGATATGCCGAGGGCGCGCGCCGCCTCGGCAAGCGTGTCATAGCACACGCCCTGATACTCGCATGGCCTGCGGCGGGGCTTACGCCGCGACGCCTTCGGCCTGTCGCGGCGCATCAGGCGCTCGCTCATAGCGCTATGCGTGATGCCGAGAGCCTTTGCCGCGGCGGTGATGGAGGGATAGTCAACCCCCTCCCAGGTGCAGGGCTTCCGGCAGCTCATCTGACGGTCAACAGGCAGATCAAGCGGGATATTATGCCTGAGCCGGTATATACAGCAGACGTCTGTCAGATGATACGCCGCAGCAAGGGCTGTCATGGAGCAGTACTTTTTGCCCGCGTACTCAATCCTGGCAGGGCGCGTTTCCTCGGCAAAAGAGCGCGCCTTCCCCCAGCCGATGCCCAAAGCGCGCGCCATCGCCCCAATGCTCCGGTAGCGTACGCCCTGAAACTCGCAGTCCAGGCGTGCCGGCCTGCGGGACTTTTTCCGCGGCTTTCCATAGCCGCGCGAGATGCGGTACCACATAGCCGATGCGGTGATGCCGCAGGCCTCTGCCGCAGAGGCTATCGTAGGATACAGCACACCATCCCACACAACCCGCCGGGGATGGCCGCATCCCCGCGGCGCGTCAATTTGAAAACCGCCAGTTTGTTTAGTCCGCATGGTTGTATGACTCCACTTCGGCGTTCTCGATATCGGGCAGGTACACGCGGGCCATGTCGAGATGCAGGTCATAGATATCATCCTCAGCTGTCAGCTTCGGCGCCTTGTCCTTCGCGTACATCACCGCCATGCGCTCCAGCCTGTCGCCGAATACATCCCTGACGCTGAAACGGTATTTGATCTGGCTCTTTGCCTCGGCAATAAAATCCTTAACCAGCTCGCCCTCAAGCCGCGGATCCTCAAGTCCATCAAGGTGATAGTAGTCGGCTACTTTTGTCCTGCAAACACTCATTTCGTGCTCCTTCCTTAATGCCTCGCCCTTTCCGTAGGGCAGCCTCAAATCCTTGTACATCGCGACGTGGCTCCTGTAGTATTTCCCGTCGTACTCGCATGTCCGGCAGAGCGGCCTTGCCGATAGGTGCCCGCTGCGCACGCGGTAGCGCGCGGCACCCTCATGGATGCCTAATGCTCTCGCATATGCTGCGATTGACGGATAGGACATGCCGTCAGGTGTAACAACCTCAACGCGCGAGACGCCCGCGGCGTGCCGCCCTGGTACACCCTTCGGAGCATCCAGCGGGATCCCGGCGTAGCGGCGGAAGTAGTACAGCGTTTTGCTCAGTCCGTAATACTCCCGCAGTGCGGCAACAGACTTAAACAGCCTGCCCTTGTACATCACCGGCCTACACCTCATTGCTATACCCCATCTGATGCAAACGGTTATAGGCCTCTATCTGCCTGCTGTACTCCTCGGTGCTCATAAACTCACTCATGATGCGCCTTAACTCCTCCCGCGCCTCTTTGTCGCAGTCCCTGATGGCCGCCTCGTACTGGCTGAACACTGCGAGCGGCACGAAGTCAGGATCCTCCATCGCGGCAAAAAGGTTGAAGGGCATGTAGGCGTGCGGATCGCGGTCAAGCAGGTAATGCCGCATCGCGTCAAGCGCGAAAAGATCCCCGGCGGCGGCG